GGAAATTAACTTCCTATCAGAAAGATGTTTAGTAACACAAGCTGCTAACAACTTTGTATTATTCAAAGGAGTGTAATTTTTTATAAAGGTAAGGGCGCTTCGGCGCCCATATACCTTTTAACTATTTAATTTTATTATATCATGACAAAAAAGAAAAAAGAAGAAAAGGTTGTAGAAGAGCCTGTGGCTGTTGCAGAACCTAAAAAAGAAATCCCTAAAGTTGTAAAACCTGAATGGGAAATAAAAGATAGAACATATCTATTAAAAGGAAATAAAACACCTTTAACATTAACAATACCGGGTAAGCATACAAGAAAACATGCTTTACTATGGTTTGATCCAAAAACACAAAAACAAAAAGAAATAAGATATGCTACCAATATGTCTTCACCATTTGCAGACGAGCAAAAAGGAGAAGCAACTCTTGGACATATTGTTTTTAGAGATGGTAGACTTGATGTACCAGCAAAAAACATTGCTTTACAAAAACTATTAAGTCTATATCACCCTTTAAAAGATAAAATTTATACTGAGTTTAAACCAGTTCAAAACGCGGAAGATGAACTAGACATTATTGAATGGGAAATCGATGCTTTAAATGCTGCTAGAACAATTGATATTGATCAAGCAGAAGCAATAATGAGAGTTGAATTAGGTTCAAAAGTAGGCTTAATGAGTTCTAAAGAAATAAAAAGAGATTTACTTTTATTTGCTAAAAGAAATCCAAAATTATTTATTGAATTAGCTAGAGATGAAAATGTAATGCTTAGAAATTTAGCTATTAGAGCTGAAGAAGCAGGTATTATTATTTTATCTCAAGACCAAAGAACATTTTATTGGGGTTCAAATAATAGAAAGTTAATGAATGTACCGTTTGATGAAAATCCATACTCGGCATTTGCTTCTTTCTTAAAAACTGATGAAGGTGTTGAAATCTATAAATCTATAGATAAAAAACTAAATTAACAAGTGATAATAATATAGGGGCAGCGCTTGCTGCCTCTATGTTATAATAAAAAAATATAATGGCGGTAAATATAAACACAGTATACACTACAGTCTTGTACATATTAAACAAAGAACAAAGAGGTTATGTAACTCCAACTGAGTTTAATGCTTTAGCTACACAGGTGCAAGAAGAAATATTTAATTCATATTTTCCTGATGGCAATCAAGTAAACCGTCAAAATCAAAAAAACACACAAAACGACACTGAGTTCTTCAATGTCTTTAAAGATATTTCATATAAATTATATCCTTTTGAAAAGAGTGTTGCTTTTACTTATAATGCTGGTGCTGGTATTCTAGGTTGGGAATATACAGGCGCTGGAACTATTTATAAGTTAGGGGAAATTATATCTACATATACTGGTCAACCACAGTTTGATTCAATAACTCAATTAACAAGCAAAAGTGATTTTGAAAAAATAACTAGGTCTAAATTAACAGCGCCAACAAAACAGCATCCTTTATGTTTTACTAAATCAGGAGGAACTGGAGGATCTGTATTAATAAAAGTATCACCACAGCCTAACAACTTAAATATAAATTGTTTGTTTAAACCCACTGAACCTGAGTGGAAATTTACTCTTGGTAGTGTAGGTCAATACGTTTATAATGCTGGTACATCAATAGATTTTGAATTAGATGTATCAGAACAAACAAATATAATTACAGGTATTTTAAAATATGCTGGTGTAATAATAAATGATCCAACCATAATTCAAACAGCTACTCAAGAAGCAATGAAAGTTGAACAAAACGAAAAATCATAATGTCACAAATAACAGAAACTAACGCACAATATTATCAAGGCGCGCAAGGCTTTAGAGGTGATGCTGGTAATACAGCTGGTCAATCATTTACTACTACTTTTGATACAGACTTAGTATTTGGAAACTATGATCCTGCTAATGAAAATTATGCTTTAAATAATTTTAAATTATTTACAAGTACTACAGGTTTTCCAGGAAGTTTTATTGAATATGTATCTGCTTATACTGTAGCTAATAATACAATTACTATTACTGGTAATCCAGGCGCTAATGCATTTATTGTAGTTCAATTAAAAAAATTAGATGGTGGTAAGTATGGTAACAATGATGCTTATGGTGAAGCTGTAGAAAATAACTATGGTGGATATGAGTATGTAAAATTAAACGATATTATAGATAACTTTATGGTTGGTTACGTAGGTGATGGCAAGGTTATACAAACATGTAAAAAATCTGATGTTGTTTTCTTTGCAAAAAGAAGCTTACAAGAATTTAGCTATGATACTTTAAAAAGTATTAAATCATCAGAGCTTACTATACCATCTACATTGTCTTTAATAATACCACAAGATTATGTAAACTATGTAAGCTTTTGCTATATTGATCATTTAGGTGTAAAAAGACCTTTATATCCAGCTAATAATTTAACAACTGATCCTTATTATACTTTTATACAAGATAGCGACTCTGTTCCAACTCAAGATAATTTTGGTGAAAATTTAGAAGGTACATCTATAACAGAAGAAAGATGGAAAAAAGCTAACACTAAATTATTAACTGGTGAATGGTATCGTGATTTTGATTATTATGGTTTTACTAATCCAGATTTATATAGTTTAAATGGACCATGGAACTGGGGTAGATTATATGGATTAGATCCAACTTTGTCACAAGTAAACGGTTGGTTTGGTATTAATGAAAGAGAAGGTAAGTTTACTTTTTCTAGTAATTTAGTAGATAAGTTAGTTGTATTAGAATATATATCAGATGGACTTGCTTATGATTTAGATACTAAAATACCTAAAATGGCTGAAGAAGCAATGTATAAAAGCATATTATACAATATTGTTTCAACTAGAGCTAATCAACCAGAGTATTTAGTACAAAGATATAAAAAAGATAGATACGCTGCTTTGCGTAATGCTAAAATAAGATTATCTAATATTAAACTACAAGAGTTTACGCAGATTATGCGCGGTAAATCTAAGTGGATAAAACACTAAAATTTAATGGCAAAAGTAATTAATAATTTTCTAAAAGGTAAAATGAATAAAGATCTTGATGATCGATTAATACCTAATGGAGAATATAGAAACGCAGTTAATACTCAGATAAGTAAATCTGAAGGCCAAAATGTAGGTGCGCTAGAAAATACTTTAGGAAATATATTATCTTTTGATTTTAGACAACTGTGTAATAACGATAATTTATTTTCTATAGGTTATTGTACTGATGAAATAAATAATAGAGTTTTTTTATTTTTAACAGATAATACTGGCAATGATTATAAAGTTTCACCTGGAGCAGATAAATCTTCTTTTATAGTAATGTACGATGCGGTAAGTTCAGTAGGTTCTATATTAGTTGAAGGTGATTTTTTAAATTTTTCTACTTTGTTTCCAATAACTGGTGTTAATATATTAGAAGAATTATTATTTTTTACAGACAATAGAAATCAACCAAGAAAAATAAATGTATCATTAGCTTTAGTAAATGGAGTTACTTATTATACTACAGAAGATCAAATATCTGTAGCTAAATATAATCCTTATAAAACTATTGAATTATATAGAGTTGCTTCTGATATAGCAGTATCTAATACTAATTATGAAACAACGCTATATGATGTTGCTAGTAAACATTATCCAGATGGTGGTATTGGTTATTTATCTAATAATTATAGCACTGCATCAACTACATTAAGAATATTAAAAAGCTCATTTGAAGGTGATTTAATAATAGGTGCAACTATAGCATATATATTAGATGGCGTTTTTTATAAAACTACAGCAGTTGTTAGTAATGTTACAAGCGGTGGAACATATTTCAATGTAACTATACTAGCTAATATTATACCTACGCTTACTACTACTGATAATCCTCAATTTATATTTAATTACAATGAATATTATGAAATAAACTATAATGGTGATAGTGATTTTCTACATGATAAATTTGTAAGATTTGGTTATAGGTTTAAATTTGTTGATGGTGAATATTCTATAATGTCTCCATTTACCCAAGATTGTTTTATACCAAAACAAGATGGTTATTTTATGTATAAGGTGAATAGTAACAACACAAGTGGTAGTAGTACTACAGCTCCTAACGCTGTAAATTCACCTATATTAGAAATACAAGACGAAGAAGATACTTATAGAACTACAACTGTAGAGTTTATGGAAAATAAAGTAAATAAAATTTTACTTAGAATACCATTACCTTATAACTCTACTCAAATGCAAAGTATTTTAAAAGTAGAAGAAATAGATATTTTATATAAAGAATCTGATACAAACAATATAAACGTAATTGATAGCGTTTCAATATCAACAATACAAAATCAAACAGGAACCGCTCAGGTTAATGGAACACCAGCTGCTACTACTTCTATTCCTGTAGACACTGTTACAGGCGGCATAAGAGTTGGTGCTTTAGTTACAGGTACAGGTATAGTTAATAGTCCTACTGTAGTAAGCTTTGATGGAACTACAGTTATTTTATCTAATGCTCAAACTTTAGCAAATAATACAGTTTTAACTTTTGGTGATCCAAATGTTTTTGAGTATGAGTATCAAAGTACTAAACCAATTAAAACTTTACCGTCAAGCGAAACAACTAGAACTTATGATGTAGTTCCTGTAAAAGCATTAGGTCAAGAAGTTATAAGTAATAGAGTTGTTTATGCTAATTTTCAAAACAAGCATAATCCGCCTTCTACAATAAACTACAATGTAGCTGTTAGCGAAAAAACAGAATTTAATATTGGTACTGGCGGTGCATTAGTTAATGGAGCTACAGGCGCAACAGCTGATAATTTTTCTATAGACACAATAACAGGTGTTATAAACAATGGAATGACTGTTACTGCTAGTAACCCAGGTGTTCCCGCGGGTACAGTTGTAGTATCTTATATTGGCTCAACACTAACTATAAGTAATAATTTAACTCAAAGCTTGCCTGATAATACTGTTTTAACTTTTAGCAATAGTAATTCTACTAGTTATACTACGTCTTCTGTTGAATATCCTAATTCTTCATTAAAACAAAATAGAAATTATCAAGTAGGTGTAGTTTTATCTGATAGATATGGAAGACAGTCTACTGTTGTTTTATCATCTACAGATAATTCAGTTAGTTTTAATAATAAAAATTATTTAGGTTCTACAGTTTTTACACCGTATATTGACAACGATGTTAACGCTAGAACTTTTTTAGGCAACTCATTAAAAGTTTTGTTTAATGATCCTATAAGTGGATCAACTACTGGTTTATACAATAATGATACTACAAGTACTGATTATAACCCAACTGGTTGGTATTCTTATAAAATTGTAGTAAAACAAACAGAGCAAGATTATTACAATGTGTATCTGCCTGGCGTTATGGCTGCTTATCCAGAAAACATAAACAAAGAACTTGGTAAAACATCACACGCTGTATTAATAAATGATAATATTAATAAAGTGCCTAGAGATTTAACAGAAGTTGGTCCTGAACAAAAACTATTTAGAAGCAGTGTAATACTACACGGTAGAGTAGAAAATTTAAATAGTAGTACTGTTGATGTTAATAATAAACAACATTATCCTGGATTATTATCACCTATTGTAAGCGCCATAGCTACAGATGATGATTTATTTAATGGCATTAATAATGTTAATTACTCTGCTCCTACTGAGTTTTACAATGTTGACTCAGATCCTTTAATAGCAAGAATAAACACGCCTTCTGGTCAATTTGGTATACAAGCAGTTTTAGTAACTATAGAAGCTGATGGCGCTAATAATACAGTAAATACTTTTGGAGTAGATACAACTACTGTGTCTCCAGGATCTGTTCCTTCAAATGTTATAGTTGCAGGTCAAAAAATTTCTGGTGAAGGAATACCTGAAGGCTGCACAGTTGTAAATGTTGTAGGTAGTATAGTAAATATTAATAATCCGAGCGGTGTTGCTTGTACTCCATCAAATGGTGATGTAATAACTTTTTCACCTACACCATTTAGAAACGCTAATTCAACGTCTCTTACAATACCTAGGCTTGTAAACATGCCTCAGCTAGCCGTGATGGAAACAGATGCTGTGGATTCAAATTTAGATATATTTTGGGAGACTACAAGTACGGGACTAATAAGTGAATTAAATACTGCTATTTTAGGAGGTATAAATGATTCAGTTAGTATAAGTGGTTTTGATTATACAGGAACATTTTTAGAAAGTTTAGGTAATAATAACAATATATTAACTAGTAATTTTACAATAGTTGATCAGTTTGGTAACAATGTTTCGTATGCAGCTACTGTTCCACCCCAAATAGAATTAGAAAGTGTTTTAGATTATAATGAACCACCTAATGATGTTACTTCTAGCTTTGCGCTAGTTAATCTTGGAACAGGTCAATACAATGTAAAAACTCAAGACTTTTTATATTATAGCAATCAAAACACTACTAGTCAAACATATTTATTTAATTTTAAAATAAACTACCCTTCAGGCGTTGAAACTATAGTTAGTCAAGGACCAGTTGCACTTCAAAATGTTAATCCAACAATAATAAGTTGTGTTAATCCAGCTACTTATGTGCCAGGAACTAGTGGTGGTGGTAGTGGAACTTTCCACACGTTAAACGCTCAAAATGGATCTAACGCATTAGGTAGTAACACTTATAAAGATTTAACGTGGTCAATAACAGTGACTAAAAGCGGTATTGATTATGGACCTAGTGGTACTGGTGATGTACAAATAGATCAAGGAATAAATGTATTAAACTGGCGAGGAAGATTTTATTTTCAAGGAGGTAATCCTCCAGTTAGTATGGTTGACGGAACATATGTATGCGTGGCAACAGTTCAAGATGCTGGAGGAGCAATAGCTACTTGTAATTTTAATTTAGTTATAGATAGAACTTTTTGTTATACGTTTTTATATAACTCATCTAATGATGGAGCTAATTTAGGTAGTTTTGTTTATACTGATTGTTTAGGCGATGCTACAGCTTCAACTGGAACTATAATAAATAATGGCTCTATATATACTATTTGTGCTAGAAGTATGTCTGCTGCTGCTATAGCTGCTGGCTTTGTACAGCAGCCAATAACTCAAACACTGTGTAACGGTTCTTAAAATCTTTAAAAAACAAGTAATAATAATAATATGGCTGCTATTGTAGAAGTTAAATACTTTAATACATTCCTTCTAAAGAAAGTTAATGCTAATATAACTAGTCCAAGCTACGGTGATATACCTGTTTGGAACGGTTCTAATGGTATACCAGCTAATAAAGGTGGTTATCCTAGTTCTACAAATACAGATGTAGGTAATAACTGGGTTATTGAAGAATCAAGAATAAACGGTGGTTATAATAACACAACTGTATCTTTTGGAGCTAAAGCTTATTTAGTAGAAGAAGAGCCAAATAGTTCTGTAAGAGGTAATAGTATGATATACTCTGGTATATTTAATTCTAGAACAGGTATTAATGAAACAAATGTTTTTTCAGTTGGTGATAATATAGTTAAATCATTAAATCCATCAAATGGTTCAATACAAAAACTTCATGCAGAAAATACTAATTTAACTATATTTCAAGAATTAAAAATAAATAAAGCTTTAATAAATAAAGACGCTATATATTCTGCAGAAGGATCTGGAACAGCTGTTACACAACAAAACTTAGTAATAGGTCAAATAGTTCCTTTTCCAGGTAAATATGGTATTAGTAAAGATCCTCAGAGTTTTGCTTTTTATGGAACAGCAAAATATTTTTCTGATAAAAATAATAATGTAATATTAAAACTAGTTGGTGGTCAAATACAAGAAATATCAGCAGCTAATATGATAGATTATTTTAGAGATAGATTAGGAACAGATATAAATGTAGCAGGAGTTCCAGGTAAAATAATAGGAGGTTGGGATATTTATAATAAACAATATGTTTTATCTACTCAAGAATCAGGCAAAAATGAATTTACATTTGAAGAAGGTTATGAAACATTAACATGGGACGAAAATATTAAAGGTTGGACTAGCTTTTTTACTTATAAACCAGATCACATGTTTAGTTTAGGTAATAAGTTTTATAGCGTAAAATTTGGTTCTTTATATGAGCATTACTCTTTAGCAGGTGTTAGAAACAAATTCTACCCTAATGATGGTGGTTCGATAAAACCTAGTTCTATTACGTTTGTTTTTAACCCAGCAGTATCAAGATCTAAAAACTTTAAAACTGTTGATTATGAAGGAAGTAATGGTTGGCAAATAAATAGTTTTGTTTCAGATTTAACAGGTAAAAACTTAAATTACTCTAACAATAACTGGGTTGACTTTCAAGATACAAGCGCTTTAATATATAGCTATGTTGAAGGAACTTATGACTCAGCAACTCCAGCTAATACAGGCGCGTCAGCAATTGTGCTTCCTTTTAACTACGCTGGTTTTAATAGAAAAGAAAATAAATATGTTGCAAATTTAATAAACAATAGCAGCGCTGCTTCAGGTGAAATAGCTTTTGGTTCGTCCATGTCAGGTATTAAAGGATTTTTTGCAACAGTAACAATAGCAACAGACTCAGTAACAGACATTGGAGGTGAAAAAGAGTTATTTGCTGTTGGAAGTGAATATATAGCAAACAATGGTTATCAATAAAATAATAAAAAAATAAACTATGTCAGCAACAGGTGCAATTATAGGCGGTGCTATTAGTGTCGTAGGCGGAATATTTGGCTCAAGTAGAGCTAAACGTGAAGCTAGACGTAGAGAGCGTGAAGCAAGTAGATTACAAAGTAAATTAAATAGACTAGAAAATAATAGGCAAGAAATAATAAATCCTTATGAAAATATAACAGATTTAAGCTCTATGTTGTCTAATCCTTTTGCTAGTTTATCAGTTGCTACACAAGCAGCAGAAATGCAAATAGAGCAAACAGATGTTGCTTTAGCAAATACATTAGACACTATTAGAGCAACAGGTGGTGGAGCTGGTAGCGCAACTGCATTAGCACAAGCTGCTTTACAAGCTAAAAAAGGTGTTGCCGCTAGTATTGAATCACAAGAAGTTGCAAACGAAAAAGCAAGAGCTCAAGGTGAAGCGTCACTACAAAGACAACAAATGGCGGAAGCTCAAAGAATACAACAAGCAGAAGTTGCTGGTGATCAATTTGTATTTACTCAAAGAGAACAAAGAGAAATGCAACAATTAAATAGATTAGCTAATCAAATAGGTGCTTTACGAGGCGCTGCGGCTCAAGCAAATGCAGATGCTACATCGGCTTTTACAGGAGGTATTGGTGCAGCAGCTGATTTATTAGGTTCAGCTGATTTTGATTAATAAATAAATTATAATGGAAGATAAAAATATAAAAATCAATCTGTTTATAAAACAACTAAACAAGAGTAACGCGCTTGGTTATAATAAACAATATATTGCTAGTCAAGCTGATTATAATTTTAGATTATTAGATAATGCTTATGAAGGCACTGGTAGAGTTTATGCTAAGCTAAAAACAGCTATACAAAACAATGATTGTGTTGACGCTACTTGTTATAGAGAAAACCAACAGTTAAAATACTTAATGGATGCGCCTCAAAAATCTATGGATTTTATTAGTAACATAGGATCACAACTAAGTGTTACAGAAGATAATTATTATGATGTTAATCAAGATTATAAATACGCTGTTGCTTATAGTATATTGTCAGGTAAACCTACTTTTGCAAAAAGCGATGGTTATAACGTATCATTATACTTAAATTCAAACGGAAGTCAAGAGATGGTTTTTGAAGGTCCTATGCTAGAACAACCTTTTGTAATAAATAGTGAGTCTCTAGATGCTCTAATTGCTTCTAATACAGATATGGTAGCTGAAACTCCTGATATAAATGCAGACATGTTAAGATTATTAAGCGAAGTTGGCGTAATGGCAGGTAATTCAACTAACCCGGAAACAGGTGAATTAATGCCTGGAGCTAAAATAGCAGACGAGTTTGTATTAAAAAACTCTGATGGTAGCTACGATTATGAAATTATAGATATAGGTATGGGTAAAGGTAGAAACTTACTTAAATATGATTTAGATAAAATTGAAAGAAAAGTAACTCCATTTATAAATGCTGAAGTAGCTGGTTTATTAAGCTCTGAACAATCAGTAGTTGCAGCGTGGAACGTATTTATTGGTGCTGATACTAGTGTTTCTGAAGATGATCAGATGGCACAAAATGCTAATGCTGGTTTTGTAGCTTGGTCTTATGAAAAAGATTTACCACTACAGCAAAATAAAAAAGAATTATTCATGACAAAGTATAAAGAGTACTTCATGAACAACTATTTAAAACAATTTACTACTAATCAAATACCTACAGTACAAGCTGACGCAGCTGTGTTTGATTTAGAAGAAGGTAAAAAAGCGAAAGCAGATAAGTTTTTACAAGATAACAAATTAAGTTAAATGACTCTACAAGAATACGTTATTTCTTTACAGGATCAGAATTTATCTCAAGAAGAGATATATGCTAAAGTAGAGGAATGGAAGAAAAAAAACCCTCAACCACAAGTTGAAGAGGAAGTTGAAGAAGTTGTAGAACAAAAGCCTATAAAATTAACTATTGAATCTGCTACTGAGCCAATAGAACAAAAAGAAAAACAAAAAGAAGACGAACCTATACCTTTAACTATTGCTTCAGCTACAGAACCTATAGAACCTGAAATAGATGTAGAGGAATTTAATTTTAAAAGTTCTCAAAACAATATAAATAAACTTGAAGCTGATTTAATTCAAATATCTGGAGGTGACATGGAAATGGATGCAATGGATGCTCCTAATAGAATTAAAATGTATAACGATACTTTAGTTAAGTTAAATAAAGCTATTGAAGATCATAATACAGCTTTAAGAAGCGGACAAGATAAAGAGCAAATAGAAAAAGATAAAATAGCTAAAAAATCTTATTTAGAAAAACTAGTAACTGTAGATTTAGCTAAAGGCAGTACAACATTAGGTGAAATGATGTTTAGTTTAGGTGAGAGTTTTTATGATATATTTTCTATACCTCAAAACGCTTTAGTAAAAGCTGGTGTTTTACCTAAAGAATTTGAAGCTAGTTCTAAAAAATTTAAAGAAGATTTTGGCATAACAAATCCTTTATTAGAGTTTTATCAAAAAGAAAGCGAAAAGTTAGGTAAAGAACAAGCTATTTGGAATAATGAAAATTATGATACTGAAGGTATTTATGAAAATTTTAAAAAAGGTAATTGGTCAGATGGTTTTAAACAACTAGGTAGTGGTTTAGCTGAAAGCGCGCCGGTAAGTATAGGTATGATGGCTGGTGGTGCTAGCACAAGTATACCTAAATTAGCCGCTGGTTCAACTCCTATGTTTTTAGGACCTGAGCTTGAAAGATTAAGAGAAGAAAATCCAGGGGCTAGTGAGTTTGATTTAACAGCTAAAGCAATAGGTTTGGCAGGTGCTGAAACAGTTTTTTCTGCTATTGGTAGTGGAACTTTAGGTAAAGTATATAAAGATATATTACTGAAAGAAGGTAGACAGCAAGGACAAAAAGTATTTAGAAACGGGTTAATTGAAATGTATGAACAAGCTCTTAAAAAAGCAGGAGCTCCGGTAGGTGCATTAGGTGAAGGTATAGAGGAAGTTGCTACACAAATAACTCAAAACATGATAAACGGTAAAGATCCGTTTGAAGGAGTTAACGATGCTTTTATACAAGGTGTTGGTGGTGGTGCCACATATGCTGGTCCTATAAATGTAATGCAAGTTAAAAACGGTATTCAAGAAGCGGTAGCTATTAATAAAATAAACAAAAGTCTTGCTAAAGTTAATCCTAATTTTAATGTTAACAATATAACTGAAATTTATTCTACACCTGTAGATTTATCTAAACCTGTTAGTGGATTAGAAGAATTAAAAATAGCACAAACACCAAAAGCTAAAACAATATTAGATCAACAAATTACAAAAGATTTAGAATTAGGTAAAATAAATCAAGAACAAGCTGATAATATACAAGAAAATTTTAGAAATATAACTCAAGCATCTCAACAATTAAAACCACTAGGATTAAATGAAAATGTTGAAGCAACTAGTTTGTTAATAGAAAAAAATAAATTACAGCAAAAAATAAAACAAGTTGATGATTCTTCTTTAACTCAAGAAGATACAAATAGAGTAAATGAAATAAATAGTAGATTAGGTGAAATAGTTGTAGAAGAAAAAGCTGCTTTTGAACAAGAAAAATCACAAACAGCAGGTATGAGTGTTTTACCAACTAGAAGAACTGGTGAAACTGTAGAAGAAACAGATATAGAGATAGACGATTCAGCTGATGGTATAAATGAAACATTGCTTACAACAATAAAAGATCCTAACGCTAGCAAAGCTGATCAAAATCAAGCTCAACAAGCTTTAATAGACAGTAATCAAAACTTGTATTTAGAAGCTGTTAGATTTAGTACAGAAGCAGGTACAATACCAAGAAGCAAAGTATTAGAAGCTATTAATTCTAGACTTGGTCCAATTATAAATAATTTTGATCCTACAAAGGGCGTTACCTGGAGCACATATGTAACAAATTCTTTAAAGCCTAAAATGCAAGAAATATATGCTGAAGCTAGTATAGGTCAAAGAGGTGTTAGCTTAGACGTTGAGGGCGCTAGACAAGTAGCTGATACTCAAGTTGAAACTGACACTAGACAAGAAGTTCCACAAAGACCTAAAGTTTATCCATCTCAGTTAGAAGTTGTTGCAGAAAAACTTACACCTGAAGTAAGAGAAACACAAAATACTAAAGTTAAAGATGAAATAATAAGATCTATTAACGACAAAGGGGTTAGTCCAGATGTAGTAGCAAAAGATATTATAAGCAAAACTAAAGAAAAAGAAATTAGAAATGTTATTAAAGGTGCGATAGGTAGATTTGGCTCACCAGAATATAATCAATTTGTTGATGATGTTGTTAATCAAGATTTTATAAATTCACTGCCTTTGTCTACTATTAAAGGTAGATTTGGTAAATTGTTTGGTATAGAAGAAATAGGTAAAACACCTACTAAAAACGTTAGAGATGGTAAACGTACTGATTTTAAAAAGCAAGTATTTAGAATACCTAAAACAACACCAGAAACTATACAAAAAATAAAAGATTATTTTAAAGCAAACGAAAAAAGATCACAGTCTTTATTTAGTATATTAGCAGAAGGAGCTATAGTAGAAGAAGTACAAGCAATGAAAGGTGATACTGATTTTATGAACAAGCTTAACGATGTGTTAGAACTAAAAGGTTCTGATTTAAATGCTGAGCAATTTATGGATCAGTTTCAAAAAGATGCTGATCAAAGAGTTAAAGAAGATACTTCGTTAGATGTAGTTGAAGATGTGTTAGACAATATGATACAAGAAGTTGATTCATATATAAAAAGCATGGAAGGAACACTTGGCGTTAATCCTATAACTCCTGTTGCAAAAATTATTAAAACTGCTTTAAAAACATTTAAAACTGTTTATCAAAAAACTAAATCATTTGCTAAAGCTTTTAAAGCTGCAAAAGATTATATTGTAAAAATTACTGGTTTAAAATCAACAGAGGTTGAACCAGTAATGAAAGAAGCAGGTCTTACTGAAGAAAACGTTGAAGGGGATGCTGTTGATGTACAATATTTAATAGATGAAATATCAGCTCTTACTGGTTTTAAAAGAGATAAAGCCTATGAGCAGTTAGTTATAAATAATGCTATAGAATTAAGTAAAAAATATCCAGGATTAAAAGTTATATTAAAAAAACCTAGTGAAAAAGGTAGATATAGAAATTTTGATTTTGCTTTTGAATTAAATGGTATAGAGTTTTTAGGTGAATCTAAACTTGAAAATGCTCAATATAGTAGTGTTAATGGTACTTATGATTTTAAAACTAATAAGTTTAAATTTACAAAAGATTACTATAGTCAAGAGCTTCAAGCAGAACTAGATAAATTAGTTAAGAAAAATGAACCTAATTTAAAAGCTTGGGCTAAAGGCATTACAGATCAAGGTGTTGACTTAACTACAAGTTCTAAAAAAATACCTCTTACCGCTTGGAATAATAATCAAGAAGCAGGTTTACAAATACCAACAACTGTTAAGCAAACAATGGATGCTGAGGTAGTTGTAGAACTTTATAATAAAAAACAACCACCTGTTTATTATATAAACATAAAAGGACAAGGATTGTTTTACATGGGTCAAAATCCTTTAGGTTTAGACATACCAGCTTTACAAGGAAGTGTTGATATGGTTTTTAGATTTAAAAGATCTAAAACAGATGATAATGGAAACATAACACCTACATTAGCTTTTGTTCCTGCTAATTTAAAATCTAATGTAAAATCTAAATATGACTTAGGTAATCCTGCTTCATTTGGTAAATTAATGGAAACACCAGCTGTTCAAGAGTTGTTAAAAAATGAAAATATAGCAAGAGATAATATTGCAAATACAGCTAGTGATATTATTACAACTAAACAAAGTCCAAGAGAAGTTAAACAAACATTAGTCAACTCACAAGATGCTAGAAACAAAGCTCAAGAAGTAAAAAAAGAAACTAAAGGTTTAAGTGCTTTTGACTTTGATGATACACTAGCATTAACAAAAGAAAAAGTATTATATACAATGCCAGATGGTAAAACAGGTGAACTAACAGCTAGTGAGTTTGCTGTACAAGCAGAGCAATTAACTGCAGAAGGTGCTACTTTTGATTTTAGTAATTTTGAAAATGTAGATTTATCTACATTAGAAGGTCCAATGGTAGATGAAGCTAGAAAGAAGCAAAAAAAGTTTGGGCCAAAAGATATATTTGTAGTCACTGCTAGACCTGACGCATCTGTAGACGCTATACATAAATTTTTAAAAGGTATTGGTTTAAATATACCTAAAAAGAATATTACAGGATTAGGCAACGGTGATCCACAGGCTAAAGCTGATTGGTTTTTAAATAAAGCAGCTGAAGGTTATAATGATTTTTATTTCTCTGATGATTCATTATTAAATGTTCAACAGGTTAAAAACGTATTAGATCAAATAGATGTTAAGTCTGAAGTACAACAAGCTATTGCTGCTAAAGAGCAAGTATTAAGTGAAGAGTTCAACAAACAAATAGAAGAAGTAACAGGTGTAAAAGCAGGTCAAACAGTAAGTGATGTAAGAGCTAGACTAGAAGGTAGAAAGAAAGACGGTGGTTTGCTTAAACGAATAGGTAGACAGTTTACAATAACTGCATCAGCTGCAGACTTTTTAGGTTTATTATATGATATAACTGGTACAGGAAGACAAGGTGATAGACATTTAAAATTTATTGATGATCATTTAATTAGACCTTATAACAAAGCTGAACAAGAATTATTATCTGCGAAGGTTACAGTAGCTGCAGATTTTGCTGCTATTAAAGAGGCTTTTCCAACTTTAAGATCTAGAAAAAATAGAATAGGTGTATCAAGAAATCCACTACGCGATGAAATAGGAGTTGGTCCTTATACTAAGTCTCATGCTGTAAGAGTTTATTTATGGAATAAACAAGGTACAGAAATACCTGGTATTGATCAAAAAGACATAGATGCTTTAGTTGAAGCTGTTGAAAATGATTTAGAATTATTACCGTTTGCAGAAAACATATTGCTAGTTCAAAAAGGCGAAGGTTATCCGCCGCCTAAAAATTCATATTGGATTGGTGGAGATATAGCTTCAGACATAATGAATGGTTTAGACACTACATATAGAAGCGAACTATTAACAGAGTGGAATCAAAATGTAGAAATATTATTTTCTAATGAGAACATGAATAAGTTAGAGTCTATTTATGGTAGCAAATGGGTTGAAGCTTTACGTGATTCTCTAAGTAGAATGAAACGTGGTAGCAATAGACCTATATTTGAAGGAAGTGGATCTCGTCAAGTTAATGATATGCTTGACTGGCTTAACGCTTCTGTAGGCGCGGTAATGTTCTTAAATATGCGATCTGGTTTATTACAGCTTATATCTAATGTAAATTTTATAAATTGGGGTGATAATAATATATATAACGCTTCTAAAGCTTTTGCTAGTTCAGAATATGTACCAACTGTTATGAAGTTAATGAACTCTGATTATCTTGTTAATAGACGAGATGGTTTGAAAATAAATGTTAACGAAGCTGAATTAACAGAAGCTGCTAACAAAGGTGGAATACAAGGTATGATTAGTTATTTACTTGACAAAGGTTTTATTATAACTAGAATCATGGATAGTTTAGCTATTGCTACTGGTGGGGCTACATTTTTTATTAATAGAAAAAAATCTTTATTAAACAGGGTAAATGAAAAAACTGGTAAATTATATACACCAGCTGAAGCCGAAGCTAAAGCGTTTGATGATTTTTATGCAATAGCAGAAGAAACTCAACAGTCAAGTAATCCTAGTAAAATATCATCTCAGCAAGCTAGTTATGGTGGTAGGTTGTTACTGTCTTTCCAAAATGTTACTATGCAGTACAATAGAAAGACTAAAAAAATGATACAAGATCTTTACAACAGACGTAGAAGACCAGGTATGACTCAGCGTGAAAGTGATTTAAGTAATATATCAGGAATTTTATATTATGTAGGTGTGCAAAACTTAATATTTAATGGGCTACAACAAGCTTTATTTGCTACATTATTTGATGATGATGATGAATATAAAAAAGAACAAAGCAAAACAGCTAGAATAGCTAATGGTATGTTAGATTCATTATTAAATGGATTAGGTTTTGGTGGAGCAATTATATCTACAGTTAAAAACATAGGCATGAGAGTACTTAGCGAAAGCGAAAAACAAAGTCCTAAATATATTGATGCTGTAGACACTGTATTTGATGTTTCACCTGTAGTAGATTCTAAAGTTAGAAAATTAAAATCAGCTGCTAAAACTTTTGAATGGAACATGAAAGATATTAAAAGAAAAGGATGGGATCTAGAAAACCCAGCTTATTTAGCAGTATCTCAAATAGTATCAGCTTTTACTAATATTCCTGTAGATAGAGTTTTAAGAAAAATGATGAACATTGCTCAAGCGTTTGATGATGAAACTAAAGCTTGGCAAACAATTGCTTTATTAATGGGTTGGTCAGGTTGGAATTTAGGTTTACCATATTGGGGATTAGAAAGTACTATTAAACAAGAAGCTGAAGAAAAAGAAAAATTTATGGAAAAATATAAAAATGATGTCCGTAAATATAAAGAACAAGGTTTTACCAAAAGAATACCTTTTACTGGTAAGAACGCTTTGCCAGAAGGCGAAAAACCAAAAGGTAAACTTGGAGTTGATTATGTAGCTATACAAAGATATGACGGTAAAATACAATATTATGTTAAACCTAAAAAATAAATTATGAGTGAAAAAAATACTTGTCCTTTTTGCAATGGTTACTGTGGGCTGTGCTAGCACACAATCAATAGGGCCTGATAAATATTATCATTTTGCAGCTGGAGCAGCTACAGAAGTAGTAGGGCATCAGTTAGATTTAACACCTACAAGCGCTGCTTTTGCTATAGGTTTTGCCAAAGAATTATATGACTATGCAGATTATGGTAGATTTGATGGTAAAGATTTATTAGCAACTTGGCTTGGAGGCGTCGTTGTAAATTATATAATAAAAAAAATAAATGAAGAAAAAATTAAAAAAATTAATAGACAAAATACAACAGTGTTGGAATAAGCTGTTGTATAAATTAATGTTTAAAAACTATAAATAATGAAAAATATATTTACACTAATATTGTTTTTAATAAGTTTAAATATAAGTTCGCAAAATATTTTTAAAAAAATATATAAAGATTTTTTAAAATATGGAACTATATATGTAGCTGGTGATGTGCAAAATCCTAAAGAAGAACCAAAAGATTATTTTGTAAGAACAAATCCTAGCGGCAACATATATGAACCTCCTGTTGTAGTTGATGGTACTGACTATTATGATTTTGATTATCGCTATGGTTTTGGTATTAGAAAAATAGCAAGGTTTGATTATGAAATAAAAGGTAAACAATATTATGATGGAACTGAATCTAACGTAGGTTTAGCAGCTTCTAACTCACCGATTAAAGGTTTAGAATACGTAGTACATATTGAAAAAGAAAGATCCAGAGATGAAGAGTTTAAAAATCACCGTTATTTTCTAAAACATAGTGGAAAATACCATGTAGTTAAAGTTGAAAGTAGAAAACAAGGTAAAGTAAATTTTAATTACAAATCAGCTGAAGTTAGAGGTAAATTACCTATTGGTAAAAAGTTTTCTTTAAATGCTGGGGCTATATATCGTACACACGAAAGACCTTACGGTTATAATCCTGTAGAAATATGGTTAAATGAAACAGATAGTAATGGTTGGCCGGTTAATTATTGGTATCAATTAGGTTATAATTACGGTTATACTGATCAATGGGTTACTATAGATATTGATGGTGAAGAAGTATATGATTACTACTGGTACAATCCAGAAGGTGAAGTTGTTGCTTATACTGATTTACAGTTCCGTGACACTATATTTGAATCATTAATTAATCGTTATAATAATGAGCAATGGGATTTATTAGATCCATTTGGTGTTGTATCACCTGTGATCGGTTTTGACTTTTATCACTATAAAAATAATTTTTGGCTTCATGCTTACGGTTCTTATTTATTACCATATCACAAGTATGTAAAAGGCGATGAAGACTTTAGTTATTTAAATAGAAATAATTGGGGTCTTGGTGGACTTCGTCAAGATTCAGATCTTGAACAATGGGAGGATTATCAAGCTGGCGTAGTATTTGGTTGGAAGTTAAACAAATCAATTGGTGTATTTTTTGAAGGCGAATATACTAAGTTTTGGGATAGTAAAATTTATAATGGTTCAGTTGGCCTGAACATAACACTAAGATAAAATGGCAAAGAAAATAGGTGAAGAAACACAAGTAACGCTTGATCTTAAAACAATAGGCATGATTATTGGTTTTGTATTAATGTTAGCAGGTATGTGGTTTACATTGCAAGCAGATATAGCTCAAGCTAAAGAATTACCTGTACCAGTTATTGATAGAGTAGAATATGATTTAAAAGATGAATTAATACGTCAAACAATTATGGATACTCAAGAAGATGTAGAGGAAATAAAAGAAACTATTGAAAAGATAGACGAAAGACTGTACGAGATACAAAAACAAAGATAATGAAATATTTAACTATAATTTTACTATTACTATCGTTTAGTATGTCAGCTCAAGAGTGGATTACTGACGATAACTTTGATAGTAAGATAAATGAAAAACAAGCTTTTGGTGATGATAAATCAAAGCTTGTTGTTGTAGAGTTTTACGCTAAGTTTAACGATGCAAATAAATTTGATGAGTGGGATAAATTAGAAAATGTAATATACTACAGAGCAGATATAGCTGATTGTCCTGTAGCTAAAAAGAAATACAAAGTTCGTATGGCGCCTACATTAATCATATTTAAAGAAGGAATAAAAGAAACGGTTTTTAAGGCAGGACTAGACTTAGAGTTACCGGCAAATTTAAATGAAATACAAGAAGCAGTTGATGAGGTAAATACTGCAAGTCAATTCTAATGAAAAAAAGAAAATTAAATAGTACAAATCCTAAATATTATTCAATTAAAGAAGAAGAAGTAAAAGAGAGAAAAGAATTAATAGCTACAATACGCAAAGGCAGAAAACGTAATATTAAAGTCTACGCGGTATTTAGCGAAATATAATAATTATGAGTTCACCATTATACGGAAAAATTAGTTCAGCTTGTAAAGCAGCTGCAAAAAGAAAGTTTAAAGTTTGGCCAAGTGCTTATGCTTCAGGTTGGGGCGTAAGATGTACAAGAGCTGGAGGTCCAAGTAAATTTGGCGGAGGTAAAAAGTAATGGCTGATCCTAAAAAAGGTACAGGTAAAAAACCTAAAGGTTCAGGTCGTAGACTTTATACAGATGAAAACCCAAAAGATACAGTAGGTATTAAGTTTGCTAGTGAAGCAGACGCAAGATCAACATGTAGTAAGGTTTTAAATCTTAGTAAACCTTTTGCTAGAAAAATACAGATACTAACTGTTATGGAGCAAAGGTCTAAGTTTGGCGGCAAACCTAAGCAACAAGCTATTGCTAAAGCTTGTAAAAACAAAGTAAGAAAAAAACATGGTAAATCTCCATTGACTAAACAATACAGAGGTGTTTTAAAAGCTCGTGTTAATAAGTTATATGGTGGAGATGTTACTTGTGATAAAGTTGGTAAATTAAAAGCACGTAGAAACGCAACAAAGCGTGATGTGCAATTAGCTAACTGGTTTATTAATATGCAAGATTGTAAAAAATGACATACATATCACCATTTCATAAAGACAAAACTCTTTCAAGTGTAGTATCACAATTAAAAAAGGCTTCTAAAATGCATTTAGCTCAAGCTGAAGTAGTGCAAGATCACATTGAAGAAATGAAAGAAGGATCACCAATGAAAAAACAAAAAGGCGGTGGTACAACTAAAACTTGTTTGCCTGCTGCAAAAATAAGAAGCATGAGCAAAGAGCAAAGACAAAAATTAGTAAATTCTAAAAAAGCTGCAGGAGCTAAAGGTAAATATAAACGATCATCTAAAACAAACGTAAAAGGCGCTCGTAAAAAAGGCGCTACACTACGTGACTGGTTTGAAAAAGAAGACTGGAGAAGAGTTGATGATCCATCTAAAAAATGTGGAGAATAATGAAAACACCAATTAAACATTGTGCTGCTAGTGTTATGCACACTAAAGTATGGAACGATATGAGATCTAGACAAGCAGGTGTAGCAAGTAGAGGCTCAGGAAATAAAGTAGGTTTAGCACACGCTGAAGCTAAGCGTAAAGCGCCTTTTAAAAATAAGATTCAAGACATGGATCATAGCGAATTAAAAGAAGCTAACAAAAAAGCTTATGATATACACATGAGAGATCATAGTAAAGGAACTTTTGTTGACGGACCTTTAAATATTAAAGAGCAAGCTTATGAAAAGCAAAATCGAAAAATGAGAGCTGAGCATAAGCGTGATACTGGTAAGACGCTAGGCGAAAGACAGACTAAAGGTACTGGTAAGCGTAGAGTTTCATTTGCTTGTAGATTTGCTGGTATGAAAGGCTCTATGAAAGATAAAAAAGGAGAACCTACTAGATATGCTATGGCATTAAAAAAGTGGGGTTTTGGTAGTAGAGAAGCTGCTAGAAACTTCTGTAATAAAAATAAAGAAAAATAATATGTATAATTCACCATTTTTTAAACGCATGGGTGAGTTTAAACACTCAGACGCGCCAGATGCAAAAGGTAAATTCAATGATCTATCAGCAAGTGCTTTAGCTAGTTGGTTAATTAAAACTAGAAAAGGTAATTTAAAAAGGATTATTGGTAGCTTAAACCAACAAGTTGTATTCAACAGAAAGAAAAGACCTAGCTATGCTAAGAAAATGAAAACAACTATGAACATTGTAAGAAAAAGATTAGGTAAAGATGAAGATAAGTCATAACATAACTTATGCTGAAGCAATACACTCTGAAACTGCAAAGCGTAAAGGAATAGATAATACGCCAAATCCAACACAAATAGAAGCTATGAAATTATTAGCTGAAAAAGTGTTTCAACCACTAAGAGAGTGGGTTGGTGGACCAATAAAAGTTAATTCGTTTTTTAGATCTGCTGAATTAAACGAAGCCATAGGAGGTTCAAAAACTTCACAGCATTGTAAAGGTCAAGCAATTGATATTGATGATGTCTATGGTTATAAAACTAATGCAGAAATGTATCATTGGATAAAAGAAAACTTGTCGTTTGATCAAATGATATGGGAATTTGGCACAGACACACAGCCAAACTGGATACATGTATCATATGTATCAGAAGAAGATAATAGAAACAAATGTTTAAAAGCATATAAAGACGAGTATAATAGAACTAAATATAAAACAATATGAACAAATTTAAGTTTAGCAATTATAAATTGCCTCATATGGCTCCGATTACTTTTAAAAAAATGGTTAAGGAAAAAAGAAAACCTATAGAAAGTAACATACCGCAGCAAAAGTTACAAGTTCCAATACCTATAAAGCAAACTGTAAGCAGCGCAGGTACAGAAACAGATAGTATAAGATCAATACAGGCTTTTAAAGATGAATTTGGAAATTACATGGGAAGAGAGTTTAGAGGAAATGATGAAAGATTAGGAAAAATTACGCCTAAACAAAATTATGATGAAGCGATGAGAGAGTTAGGTGAAAAATATTTTGATTTACAAAGAGGTAAATTAAGATTAGTACCTACTGATGACGCTGAAATGCAAGATGAAAATTTTAAATCTAAATTAAAATCTTATCAGTTGTTTAATCCAGAAATGTTTTCTGATCAACAACCAAAAGACGAATAGGATCAAAATATAATGGGCGTACCATACCCAAAGATCCTGTAACAAGAAGGGGAACTCATTGAGCTCCCCTTTTTTTTATTATCCGTCACAAGCAACGCAGTCTTCCATAGCTTTAGCTGCTATATCACCGCGTAGTACTGATTCAGTCCGCATATAATATAAGGTTTTAATACCTTTTTTCCAAGCATCTAAATGAACTTGGTTAATCCATTTAGGTGTAGCTTCAGCTGGAAAAGCTAAATTTAAACTAACTGCTTGATCTATATATTGTTGACGTATTCCTGCTTGTCTAACTAATTCTAATTGATTTATTTCTTTAAATGTTTTAAATACTTCTTTGGTATCTTCGTCTAAACCTTCGATGTCCTGCACCGAACCTCCATCTGCTAATATTTTGTCCCATGTTTTTTTATTATTAATTCCTATCTTTTCCAAAACCTTAACAAGCGTAGGATTCTTCCGTATAAATGTACCTTTTGCGCTTTGCTCTGTGAAAACATTAGCTGCCCAGGGTTCAATGCCGGGACTAATATTTCCAGAAAGTTTAGAATTACTAACAGTGGGAGCAATAGCGCGTAAATGGGTATTACGAAAGCCAGTACCAATACACCAAAGAGGTTCTCCATAAACATCTGCAAGAGCCATAGAAGCTCGCTCAGATTCGATTTTGATTTGGCTAAAGATTCTTCTAGTTTCATATTGTGATAATAAACCCTCAAATGGTAAACCTTTTTCTTGTAGATAAGTGTGCCAGCCTAATACACCTAGACCTAATGCTCTGCCTTTTTCAGCAAAACGTACAGAGTTTTCAAAACCTTTTCTGTATTTAGCTCTTTGTATAAACTCTTCAAGTACACCGTCTAAAAACCATATTGAGTCATAAATGATATTTGTATTTTTCCACTCGTCGTACTTAGCTAGGTTCAAGCTAGACAGACAACAAACGAATGAATGGTTTTCATCTGTATGTAAAACTATTTCACTACAGATATTTGTCATATGTACCTTCAGCGCGTTGTCTTTATATGCTGAAGGGTTTTGCTTATTTGTATTTCCCTTAAAAAGTATGTAAGGTTCTCCAGTAGCTTTACGCTTTTGAAGTAATTTTCCCCAACGTTTTCTAGCTTCTCCATCTCCACTAACAAGTCGTCGCATAAACTTATCGCCGACAACCGCGCATTGATGTAAATTAAGTGATTGTCTGTTAACGTCTCCTTTAGGTTCTCGTATTTCGAGCCACTCTTCAAAGTCGGAGTGATCAATGTTAATATTAACTGATGCAGCTCCTCGTCTGACAGATCCTTGATTAGTGGCAAGTATTGTTGAATCGTATATTTTACAAAAAGGTACAACTCCGTCGCTTGTTCCATTACCTGTTATTTTAGCACCGGCGGGTCTTATTTGATTTATACCAATACCAACTCCACCGCCGTGTTTAGCGAGTAGCATCATCTCTAGATTTTTTTGTCCTATATCTATTATAGAATCAGCAACATCAATGCCAAAGCAACTAATAGGTAAACCGCGATCAGTTCCGGTGTTTGATAATACAGGTGACGCCAAACA